TCTGCACAAATATTTTATAGCATTTCCTTCCGCAAAGGGCAAATTATTTTTATTAATAAATTCTGAAGGTTGAATAACCATACATTGATAATGAGATCCTCCAATTTGTTTTTTATATACATCACTCATATTCTAAACGCCTTATAAATATCTTTGGGTTCTACTATATGTAAGTGTTCCTTGGTCCTTGTTGCGCCAACATAAAATAAACGATTAACATCATCAGGAACTCTTTCATATTCTCTTAGAGTTTGTTTGCTTAAATCAGTTAATAAAATTACATTGTCTGCCTCTCCACCCTTGACCCCATGTATGGTAGATAGTAAAATACGCGGTTTTTTATTTAATTGCTCTCCATTCTGTCTCATTTTTCTGATGTAATTTACCTTTTTAGAAGGTGCATTATTAAATGCATTATACCAAACATCATCCATTATAAGTCCATATTTATTTTTACATTGCTCTAGAGAGTAAAAACTATCTTTATCTAGAAGTACTAATGATTTTTTGTTTGCATGGGATTCATCCATATAACTATAAATTCTTTTTATTCTTGTATAATCTAAAGTTTCACCTTTTCTCCAGGATTCCCACTCAGTAATGGCTTCGTATAAATCTTGTTCGTATGATTTTTTATATTTATTTTTATAATATAATCCATTTTGATAAATAGTATTTTCAAGATCATTCAGCATAGAACGAGTTCTAGTAAGAACTAACCATTCTCCTTTAGACATATCTATATGTCTAAAATCAGAATAAGTAGATAATTTTCCTTCAACAGTTTTAGGACGCCAATCTTTTGGAATTCTATTACCCACCTTATTTATGATTTTCATTGCAAATTCATGTACTTTAGCTGGAATTCTATATGATTGAGTTAACTTAATAAATTCACCCCCCAGAGTTATAAAACTATTAACATCTGCACCGGCCCATTTAAAGATAGCTTGGTCATCATCTCCCGCGATATAATTATCTGTTGATTTATCCCATATAATTTTAGCCATGTCCCATTGCATTAAAGATAAATCTTGTGCCTCATCAATAAATACTACATCAAATTTAGGACAGGTATCAGATTTAGTGAAATCTAAAATCATGTCATTAAAATCTATTAAGTTATATTCTTTTTTGTATCTCTCTAATTCATTCGATATAATTTTAAGTTTATCAAATTCTACATCCTGGGTATGTTCTTTAAGATCGTATTGTTTTTCTAAAGAAATATTTCTTAATTTTGACAATTGAATAATTCTTAAGTAATCACTTTTAGTAGAAAAAATTCCATTCATATCCACCATATTATCTTCGTAGTCCACAGGAAAACCTAATTTTTTTCCAAGATCTTCGTAGTGGCTTCTTTGCATTACATTATCTTTTTGTATTCCTAATCTTCTAAAAGCTAGTGAATGAAGTGTTCTGAAATAAGGAAGATCATCTTCGGTTAAATTAAATTTTTCCATCGCTCTATCTCTCGCCTCATACGCAGCTTTTTGAGTGAATGCAAAATATCCAATTTTATTTGGATCAGTTTTTTTTAAATACTTATCAACTAAATTTAAAAGAGTTGTTGTTTTGCCTGTACCTGGGGGACCAATTACAATTGTTTTCATTTATATCTCCTAAAAAAATTTCTCCAGAACGCAGACCGAATAATAGATACTACTGTAAAAATTAAAGCGATTCCTATACTATCTAAAATTGTTGGATATAATCCAAAAAATGGAAAAATATATAATTGAATGAGAATAGCAAGGATTAGACCCGTTCCTACATCAATAAAACTCTCAATAAAGCAACGTTTAAGCATTAAAAATTATCTTTCGGTTTAAGTTGTTTTGGTTTATAATCTTCTACTTTTTTTTCGAAAGAATCTATAATAGTAACAGTAGGTCTACTTTTTCCTAATATAATTCTTTCTGTGGTACAGCCACAATGTTCTTTTAACATTTGACTTGTTTCTTGAAATTTAACATCCCATCTTCTTCTTTGAAGAAATCCATAAAAGAAAGAGTCGAAAAGAAAATAATGTTTTGCATTCTCTGTAAAGACACTTCCTTTTTTAATATCTTCTTTTTCAACAGTTGTGGAAGTTCTATTAGTGCAAAATTCTTCTAAATGATTTTGTAATTGATCTTTTTTAGATGTTCCTTTAGGAGGAGAAATAATTTCACGCATGCTAAGTAATTGATTTACAAGGATTTTCCAGTCTTTTAGCTTCATACTAGGTGGATATATTCCTATACCGGCAATACATGCTTCTTCAAATAAAGGTTGCTGTCTTAAATATTTAGCGCTTGGAATTTTTAATCTTTTACCATCAACATTTAAATAATAATAAGGTTCTTCTAATTGAATTTCTTGTAAGTCACTTAAGTCCGGAAACATTGCTTGAGAACCTATTCCGAATTGTCTGGTTTTACATAATTGCTTATCACAATGATTACACATAGGAACATCATTACATTTCCATCCCCAATCTTTTTTATCGTGTTGATTTTTTATGGTATCTATTTCTTTTTGTTCTAGATCTCCCTTAATATATTTTGCATGAAACCATGAAATTTTTTCTTTCCAATTGTTAGGCCATTTCTTTTTTGCATAAATTGCAAAATGAAAGAGAGCATTGTTTCTGCCAGGCTCGGATATTCCTTCTATAGATAATGTTTCTATACATGGAGGCCCGTCAGAGAATTCTGATTCGGGCCTCTCAAGTTTTATGGAACCAACATCTAGTTGTTTTACATTATTATAGATCCCATAAAATTCTTCTAAGTTTGCTGCTGTTCCATCTTCTTTAAAAGCATATCTTGTTGTATCATCTCCACTGAAGTAAGGAAGATTTAAAAAGTTTCCTGTATCTTCTTCTGATTTTAATTCTATTTGTTTTGGAAATACTTCTGCATTTCCAAATCCTAATATTGCTTTAATTTGATTTAATTTATCTCTCATTATTTTAGCTTCGATATTTTTATCTGAAAATAAAAATATATGAGCCCCTCCAGATTTAGATCGACATACTACTAGGGGTAATTTTAATAATTTAATTTTGTTTAATAATTTTTGATGATCAAATCCAGCATAACTGTCCACATCTATACATCCCCATTTACATGTGTCTTCTTCATTAATAGGTATTATTCCTAGACTCGGTTCAGTACCTTGTAAGTGCTTACGCCAAAGATCATCAGTAACTTTTTCTCTTTTGACAAAAGATTTAGTTTTTAATTTAACTCCGTTTTTAGGAACGGTGTTTATGTAGGTACATCCATGGGCTCTACTAAGCCCTCTAAATATTTCTATAAATTTTTCCATATTATCATTTAGTTAAAAGGCGGATCTACTCTCGCTTCGCCGCCTTTCGTTGCAACCATTCTCCATAGGAGAATTAGGTTAATATGGAACGTCCGTTTTAGATTCTTCAGTACCATGTTTAGCTTGAATTTCGCCTTTTGATACTCTTTCAGAAAAATTCTTAGCCATATCATAAACTGATTTATTTTTAACAGGGCCAACCTTAATATAAGTCCATCCAAACCATGTTCCTTTGTCATTAGACATTTGAACAGTTTTTAGTTTATAAATGTGGCTATATGTTGGTGGAGTAAATAAGCCATTTTTTCCTTGCAGCTTAATTCCCATCATGGTTGTAAGCCATTTTCTACTCACAGATAATGATGTAGATTTCATAGAAATTAAAGCAGTTGATGGACTATCTCCCAATAAAAATACAAAGTGATTAGCAGTGGTTTCAATATAATTACCATTTGCCAATCTGTCTTTGTTAAATTTATCGCGAGTTACTTTACTCATGATATCGCTATCCGCTTTATGGATAGCTACTGGTGCTCCAGTGCTTATTCCACGGTCTTGCCATTCTACATATTGTTTAAGGTAGTGACATGGTAATACATTTATGCCTTTAGCACCGTCATAAAGTTCTTTGGTGACGCTGTTAAAAATCATACCAGGTCCTGATCCTTCAACATATTTTCCATCGTTTTTATTAACTTCAGGAGATAGAGGCATCAAAACTTTTAAGAATGGTAATGCAAGATCTTCTTGCGTTATGTTTTGAGTACCTTTGTCTGCATCAGTTTCAAATATATTGATAGCCAATGCACCTTCTTTTTTTGTGGTTACTTCTGTCGTGATTCCTTCTTTGCTCATTGTTATTGTTTCCTTTTTATTGTTGTTTTATTTCCAACAAATATGTTGAAAATTTCCGTTGGCATGTCTTTTCCTGCCTCGATACGCTCACGGACTAGCGCTTTCAGAGTCATGGGCTCAACCTTCAACTTTTGTGTTGGTTGATACCCATTACTCTTCGCAAGTTCGGCATATCCTGCCGCCTTGTTATCTTCGTTACGACCAAAAGACACGGAGATTTCATTTTTAATAATATCTCCAAGGCCATTTGTACGAAGCCAGTTATAAGCTCTATCTTTGTTTTGAGCAGAAATAGTAGCACTATAAAACGGTTTGACATCTACAGAAGACCCATCTGCTAACTTTAATTGAGATAAACCCATCTCTGCTAGCATTGTAGGAATTATTTCTCCAGATACTCTGTCAATTTCTTTTTTTCTTGTTTTTAGAGCCTCTTCCATGATCTTTAATTGATCTTCCATTGCTCTTAGTTTTAGAACTTGATCTGATAAAGTTTTAATATTAGTAGTACTTTTTATAACTTCAGTTTGATCTTGTTCCATTTGTTCAGTAAGATTATTCATATTTTTCTAACTCCTTTCTGAGTAATTGTATTTCTTTCTTACATTTTTTAAATGATCGCCATACCAAAATTTTTTTTATATAAGATAAACAAATTGTAGGCAGCATAACTAATTGTGCAAACCTAAAAGTAATAGGAGCTTCAGCAGACATTGCTTGAGTTACCCTATCACTTAATGCAATTTGTTTTTCTGTTTCTAAAAAACCATCAACCCAAGATTGGGCATCATCTAAACGTTTTTTAGTTTTATAGTAATGTCGATCTTTTAATTTATACATTTCTAATAACATTATATCAAAGAATTATGGCAACATTATGGCACATCTTTTTGATATAGGTCTATTTCAATAGAATAATATTTTCTTTCTTGTTTATCCCATTTTAAAAGGTTAAATTTACCATTGGTTATATCCGAAACTAAAGCACAGGCCACGCCAATAATGGCGGGATCTCCCGTTAATAAGAGATAATCTTTAGTTCTGTACTTTGCTAATTCTTTTCTTAATTTAAAAATAAGAGGACCTGGGGAAAATATTATTTGAGATAATTCAGTCAATAGAAATTTAAATTTTCCATAATCGGCTGCACCCATAATGTTTATTCTAGGTCTACCTTCTTTGGTACCCGGTATTTCTTGAATAACATAAACTATAGGAGGCTCGCTCTTTTTACTAATATCTTCATATCGAATAGTTTTTTCTTCTTTCATTGACAACTATTATAACATGTGATATAATGCGTGTCAAGAAAGAAGAATAAAAAATTATGAAATATAAATTTAAAACGAAGCCCTATAAGCATCAATTAGATGCTCTTGAGAAATCTTGGAATAAGGAAACCTTTGCCTATTTCATGGAAATGGGAACCGGTAAAACCAAGGTTCTTATAGACAATGCTGCTATGCTCTATGACAAGGGTAAAATTAATGGTGCCTTAATTATCGCTCCTAAAGGAGTTATTGGCACTTGGTATAATCAAGAATTACCTAATCATTTACCTACCCATATTGTTTCTAAAACTGTATTATGGCAAGCTACTATTAATCAAAAACAACAGGATAAGTTAGATACCTTATTTGAGTCTGGGGAAGATCTTCATATTTTAATTATGAATGTAGAGGCCTTTAGTAGTGAAAAAGGCACTAATTTTGCTGTTAAATTTTTAAATTGTCATAAAACTTTAATGGTTATCGATGAAAGTACTACTATTAAAAATCCTAAAGCTAAAAGAACTAAAAATATAATTAAATTGTCTAAATTTTCTAAATATAGAAGAATATTAACAGGCTCTCCTGTTACTAAAAATCCTTTAGATTTATTTTCTCAATGTGAGTTTTTGGATCCTTTTCTCTTAAATTTTGCTTCTTATTATTCTTTTAGAAATAGATATGCAGAAATGAAACAAGTTAATATAGCAGGACGAACTATTCAATTAGTTGCTGGTTTTAAAAATTTAGGAGAACTGTCGGATAGTGTAAAAAATTTCTCTTATAGAGTTCTAAAAGAAGATTGCTTAGATTTACCTCCAAAAATATTTATGAAAAGAACTATTTCTTTAACTAAAGAACAAGAAAAAATATATAATCAAATGAAAAAAGAAGCATTAGCTTATTTGAATGGTAAAGTAGTGTCAACA